CTGGCCATAGCCCGCCGCCTCCCGCCGCGACAAAACCCGTTCCCCGCGCTGCAGGATAGCCGGAACCTCGTCCGGTCGCAGTCCCGCCCAGCCGCCCGCATGCATGCGTGGTGCGCCCGCGAAGGTCAGCGCAGGGACCATGCGGCCCGGGCCCGGCGATCCGACCGTGCCGCCTGCATGCAGGATATCCGCGAACAATCCACCCGCACCGCCCAGCGCGCCGGAGAGCGCATTGGCGATGGGACCGAGGATGAAGCGCCGCGCCGCCAGCTTTGCCAGATCGGCGCTCATTGAGGTCACGAGGTTGCGGAAGTCGAGCTTGCCGGTTTTGACGAAGGTGGCCACGGCGTTCTCGGCGCTTTGGAATGCACCGACCAGTGTCTGGCCGATATCGCCACCAATGTCGCGGGCCTTGGCGGCATAGTCGGCAAGTGCTGCGGTGACTGCGCCCCAGCCTGTTGCGGCTTGCTCCGCGCCCTCGGCTGCTGCCGCCCCGGCAGCGCGTGCGGCGGCTCCTGCACCACCGGCAGCGGCGGCAGTCTCGTCCAGCTCGAGCCCGAGCGCGTCCGCCGAGGCGGCAGCATCGGCCAGTGCGGCTTCAGCTTCGGTACCGCTGCCGGTAACCGCGTCGCGCAGCGCTTGCCAGCTGGCCAGTGGGCGGCCTGCGGCATCGGCGAGCATGCCTGCGGCTTCGCGGTAACCGTCGGCGCGGCTCCGCGCGTCGTCGGCCATTGTGCCAAGACCGAGGTCAGGCGGTTCCAGATAAGTGCGCGACAGCGCGGCGGAGAATGCATCGGCTGCGGCGGCACCCGCTGCGGTTGCCGCACCTTCAAACGGATTGCCGATCCGCGCCAGGTCCACCGGATCCAGCGTGCCGACCCGGACCCCACCTTCACCCGTTGCCCATTCCGGCAGCAGTGCAAGTGCGGCGTTCAATCCGTTGATGAAAGTGTTGATCCGGGTGACGACACCGTTCAGCATCGCTTCGACGCCGGAGATCAGGCCGTTCGCGGCCTGAAACGCAAAGTCGCCAATGGCACCGGGCAGGCTGCCCCAGATCGCCACGGCTGCATCATAGGCCCCCTGGAAAATGGCCGCCGTCCGGTCGCCGAAGTTGACCACCCCAGCGATGGTGCCCTCAAGCGCCGTGAGACTTGCGGCCTTCAGCCCCTCCCAACCGGCTGCCATTTGTGCCAGCGCACCATCGAGCGCCAGCCCCATCCGCGACCAGACCTCTTTGGCCAGATCGCCAAGCAGGCGAAACGCCTCTCCAACGCCGCCAACCCGGGTGACGAGTTGCGAGAATTGATAGACCAGCTCGCCCGCGCCGACGATCAGCGCCCCGATCCCGGTGCGGATCAGCGCGCCGCGCAGGAGGACCAGAGCGGTGGCCAGCCCGCGCACGGACAGGGCAGCCGCCGCCATGCCCGCGACCCAGCGCCCGGCCATGATGCCCGCGAACGTCGCGGCATAGGTCGTCAGCCGTCCGAGGTTGTCGAACAGAGCCTTGATCGCGATGCCCAGTGGCCCGGTGCGGCTGGCAATAGTGGCCATGGCGTTTGCCACCGCCTCCAAGGCAGGCGCTGCGGCGACAGCGAGCTGGTTCGACAGCCCGCGCCAGATCAGGCCGAGACGCGAAATCGCGTCATTGGTGCGTTCGATCTGGTCGGCGTCAGCTTCGGAAACGACAACCCCGAAGGCGAGAACATCCTCGGTCGCCTGGCGCAGTGTCGCCGTGTCGATCCGGGTGAACACCAGCGCCGCGCGGTCGCCGAAGAGCTGCGAGGCCACCGCCGCGCGTTCGGCTTCGGGGACAAACTGCCCCAGCGCCTCCTGAATGGCCGCGATGCGCGCATCGAGCGGCAGGCGCTGCAACTCCTCTGCCGAGAGGTGCAGGCGGTCCAAGGCATCGACCGCTGGTCCGGTTCCGGCGGCCGCCTGGCTCAGCCGTCGCGTCAGTTGCACGGTGGCCTGTTCGACCTGACCCATCGACACGCCCGCCAGATCGCCCGCCCGCTCCAGCACCTGAAGGCTGGCGACCGTCGTGCCGAGAGATTGTGCCATCTTGGCCTGCGCATCGACGGTCTGCAGGCCGGAGCGGATCATCGCGACCCCCGCCGCCGCCAGCGCCGCAGTGGCGGCCGCAGCAGCAACCGTCGCGCGGCGGGCAAAAGCGGCAACGCGGGCATTCGCCATGTCCATCTCGCGCGACAGCCGCCCGAACCCGCGCGCGCCTGCCTCGCCTACACCTTCCAACTCGGCGCGGACCTGGCGGCCGCCCTCCGCGACGAGGCGGACAGAGACCCTTTTTTCAGCCATCGCGGCTTCCTTCCATTTGTTCGTTCAATTTGCGGACCATCACCGCCTCGATTTCTGGCAGCAGTTCGGCGGCGATCAGGGCGTCGATGCCTAGCGCGGCCGCGAGTGCGAGGGCCGCGCCCATGTCCCAGCCCAACACCGCACCCGGGATCACCCGCAGCTGGCCTCCGAGGCGGCCGACCAGATCCCAGACCTGCCAGCCCTCCTGCGTGTGTGGCTGGTTCAGTCTTGCGGGGCAGTCGGGGCAGCGCCCCGTGCAGGCCGAACAGTAGCGGTCGCCCCCGCCGAATGACCACTCGGCGAGGGCGCGGAGACGTTTTTTTCCGCGTCCAGGATCAGGCCACGCGCGACGTATTGAGTCTGGAAGGCCTCGAAGACCGGCCAGATTTCTAGAAGGGCGTCGATGCCCTCGGGGGTGACGGGCACGATATTGCCCGCGTCATCGCCGACGCCTTCCCAATCCAGCACCGCGCGGCGGGCCACGGCCTTGGCCATGGCCAGTGCCAAGTCTTCCTGGCTGGCACCATCGGGCAGTCCTTCGATAGCGGGATCCGCACGGGCCGATACCATCAAGGCGGTGGTCAGGGGGGCAACCAGCAGGCGCAAGCCGGGGGCGAGGTCCAGCCATTGCGGCGTAGAGGTCAGGTTCAGACGGATCATCAGTAGGCCTCGATATCGTTGATCAGGGTTGCGGTGCACATGCGGGCGGGGCTGGTGGCTTTCGCCGCTTGCCAGTCGAATGTCGCCTGCACGCCCTGCGGCCCGGAAATCTCGAAACGCGGGCGCGGCAGGTAGACGGCGTGGACGGTGAAGGTGAAACTTTCGCCCGAGGGCAGGACATAGGCGAAGCTGATCTCGCAGGGATCGCCGTTGATCGCCTGCATCACCAGCGTGCTGTCGGCAAAGCGGACCTCGATCCGGCCGGTAAGTGCTGCGATGGACGGGTCTGCCCCGTCGATCTTGCCATCGCTGCGGATGGTCTCGATCCGGTCGAGGTTGTTGGCATAGGTGATTTCGGCGGAGACGACATTGCCGAGTGCGCTGCCATTGCGGCTGATCGCGCCGTTGAAATGGCCGAACCGCTTCAGAGCGAGCTCAGCAGGCGTGCCCGCGCCGCTCAAAGTGGCGATGGTCTCACCTTGGGCGACCAGACGGGCCGTGGCGGTCAGCAGGCCAGAGCGTTGAACCTGCCACGACAGCTGATCCAGCACGCAGCCGGAATACATCGCAAAACGCGGCACCTCAGGCATGCCGGTCTCGATCGACATCGATGGCAGGGTCCAGCTGCCCGACCGAAACTCATGGGTGTAGGGCACCGCGCCAGAGGTAATCGGATCCCCGAAGGCCGCCTTCAGCCAGAACCCGAAGGCTTCGGCATCAATCGGGACCATCACATCGCCATCAGCCGTCACCGCGTCCTTGATCGGGGCGAGAGGGTCGCGGCCATACCCAAGCAATTCGCTGTTCAGGAGCGGCTGTTCTGACCCCAGCGAAGTGCTGGCAAAGGGCATCTTTGTGAAACCACTGAGCGGCGGGGTGCCGTAAACTGTCTCATATGCAAGCGCCATCTGCGCCCGCGCGCCTTGCGCACGTGCCATGGGAGTCTCCTTTTATGGTGGGGTGTCAGGCCAGAGGGCCGGTAGTGGTATAGTGCAACACGACGGTGATCACCGCCGCCTTCAGGGCCGCCGCGCCCTCAACGGGCAGATCGACAGAGGCCGGGGCTTCGGGTTCGGCCCAGTCGCAAAGACCGCCCAGCGTGCGGTCAGCCTCCAGCGCGGTGCCGATTGCAGTGATCAGGCTATCGAATGCCGTGGCGCGGCCATTCGGGGCCTGGACGACGACCTCGAGCTCGACCCGGTGCTGGTAGTGATACCGCAGGGGCGAAAGCGTTACCTCCGGCTCGCCCGGCTGACCGTCGCGCAGGATGATCAACCCGGCTGCCGGGATCCGCTCGGGCAGCACCTCGTCACGCAAGGTGAGGGCGGCAAGGGGAAGCAGCCGCGCGTGAAGTGCGGCGAGGACATTTTCGCGGGCAGTTGGCATATGTTATTCCAAGACTGATGGCTTTACCGACGGCTGCTTCGAGCCCCACCGCCGCCAGACAATTTCGTCAGGTGACGCTGAGCGTGCAGTATGGCATCGAAGGAAAGAAGACGCGGCAAATGAAATAGCTGCATTCGCATAAGGTATTGCAAAGTGTTATTCGAAAGTCTCGATACTTCTGTCTCCGTCAACGGTGTCTACGTGCTCGCGCGCGACTTG